GACCTCAAGGCGGAGGTGGTGCACAAGGACCTCAAGGTGGTTCAGGACCAACTGGTGTACCAGGGGCTCAAGGCGGTAGTGGCGGCACAGGTCCAGCAGGATTTCAAGGACCAATAGGTGCACCAGGAGCAACAGGAGGTCCTGGGGCACAAGGACCTCAAGGTGGTACAGGAGCAACAGGACCTACAGGAAGTCCCGGCGGTACAGGTGCACGAGGACCTCAAGGTGGTGCTGGACCTACAGGATTTACTGGACCTACAGGCGGTGCTGGTGGCACAGGACCTAGTGGTGCAACAGGACCTAACGGCGGCACAATAACTCAAGCAAACGCGGTCTCTGTTAATACGGGGGCATATACCACAGGTTACATATATGCAGCAGGCAATGTTGTAGCCTTTACTTCTGATAGACGATTGAAAAAAATTAAAGGCAACATACCTAATGCTTTAGAAAAAATTAGTAAAATTAATGGTGTATATTATGAATTGAGTTCATTAGGTAAAAAATTAAATGTAACCGATATAAATGAACGAGATGTTGGTTTAATAGCTCAAGAAGTACAAGCAATCTTACCTGAAGTCGTTTCATTAGCTCCTTTTGATAGAGATAAATACGGTAAGAGCAAATCAGGCGAAGATTATTTAACTATACAATATAATAAAATAATTCCTCTTCTTATTGAAGCCCTTAAAGAACAAAAGGATCAGATTGATTATATAAACTCTAAATTATAGAGGTATTATTATGAATGGTGAATGGTGTTATTTTAAGTCGTATTTTGATAAAGCAACTTGTGAAAAAATTATTACAGATGCACAATCAATACCAGTGCAAGATGCCGTAGTTGGTACACATGAAAACGCAAAGCATGATTTTGATTATAGACGGAGTAAAATTCGGTTTATTAATAGAGATAATCCAAATTTTATATGGCTTTTTGATACAATATGGAAGACGGCTATAGAGGCCAATAGAGATTTTTTTAATATTCAAATCTCAAAACTTGACTATATACAATTGGCCGAATATCGTTCTACAGATAAAGGCGAGTATAAAGAACATCACGATGTGTTTTGGATGAATAAAGATCCTTATTATCATCGTAAATTATCAGGCGTTATTCAATTATCAAACCCCAAAGATTATGTTGGAGGCCAATTGGAGATCACAGAAGGTGTTACTCCATTTAATAAAGATGATATCAACCAACAAGGTTCTATTATCTATTTTCCTTCTATGTTTAGACACAAAGTAACCCCTGTCACCAAAGGTACTAGATATAGTATTGCTGTGTGGTTTGATGGTCCAAAATGGAGATGATATGTTTCAATATAATGAGCCTTTTGGCCATAGCGTTATTGATAACTTCTTAGATGAAAATATTGCATTAAAATTATCTAATGAAGTTTTAGATTACCATTCACCCAATTGGTTTATTTATGATAATCCATTAGAGGTAAAGAAGGCCTTAAACAATTGGTATTTTTTTCCACCTAGAACATATAACTTCTTTCAATATTTAAATTCACCAGAGTTTATAGAGAAATTAGAAAATCTTACGGGTATAAAGGGTCTACAACCAGACCACGGACTACATGGTGCGGGCTGGCACATTCAAGGCCAAGGCAGTAAGCTCAATGTACATTTAGATTATTCTATTCATCCAAAATTGAACCTATTGCGAAAGATTAATTTCATTTATTATCTGACACCAGATTGGCAACCTGAGTGGGGTGGTAATTTAGAATTTTGGTCACACGATAAAGAGACTAATCTACCAAAAGAAAAAGTTACAACGATAGATTATAAATTTAATAGATTAGTTTTGTTTGATACAGATCAAAATTCTTGGCATGGGTTCTATGATAAACTGACCTGTCCTGATGATATATATAGAAAGAGTATTGCTATGTATTATTTGGTACAACCTATGATAGGTGAAGTGTCAACAAGAAATAGAGCATTGTATTCACCATCAAATGAACAAAAAAATAATAAAGAAATTTTAGAATTAATTGATAAGAGAGTTAAATTATGAGTGAAAATTATCTTGAACCAAAAATGAATAAAAAATGTAAAATTGTAATGACTACGATGTTTCAGAATGAGGCCACAACAATTGGTCGAATGTTAGAATCATGTTATAGGTATATTGATTATTATGTTATTCAAAATAATGGTTCGACTGATGGTACTGAAAAGATTGTAGAAGAGTTCTTTGCAGACAAAAATATACCTGGTATGGTTTATAATGTAGAAGAAGGTTGGGTTGGTTTTGGTTGGAACAGAGATCATCTATTACAAAAGACTCAGAGTATAGATCATGGTTGTGATTGGATTTTAAAAATGGATTGTGATGAAATACTTGAAGTAGATGATGATTTTGATTGGTCTATTTTAGATAACAAAGAAGTTCAGGCTTGGCATATACCGGTAGTTCAAGGTACTGCTATCTATAAAAGAGCTTGGATGTGGAACGCTAAACTACCTTGGCGGTTCAATCACGATCCTTGCCACGAAACAATCTATAGCACACTCGAAGGTGTTGGTGAAGCCTTTGAACGAGTAGACTTACCCAAATCGTTTAGACATATTGGTTTCAAAGAAGGCCAAAGTTGGGGTGTGCCTACAAAGTTTATGAGTCATGCTCTCATACTAGAAGAAAAGATGATGAGAGAAAATACCTTTCTTACAGACCTCTATCATTTTTGGTATATTGGTAAAAGTTATTTTGATGCCTTTGGTTCAAATAGTTTTCCATTAGGTGATAGTCAGAAACGAGAATATGGACGTAGATGTATCTATTACCTAGAACAATATTTAAATCAAATACATGATTTTGAAAATACAAAGACGGCAAAATTTATTGATGAGATGTCTTATATGACTGTGTTGTTTGTCGGTCAAGTTTATGGCTATCTAGGAGATGACGAAAAAGAAATAGAGTATTATAAAATTGCAGAGAGTTTTGCACCAGAAAGAAACGATCATTTAATTTCTTTAACTTATAAGTATAGTAAATTAAAAGATTATAAAAATATGTTAGCTTGTACCACTATTATGATGAGGCCAGAAAGAACTAATCCTTATCCAAAATATAGTAACTTCATTGACACCTCGATGTATCACGATTCAGGTACACAAGTACAAGAGTTACATAATATTGCTCTACAAAATACAGAAGAACAACTTGGTCAGGCAGATAGAACACCTTTCTTTATCAATACAACTAGCAATAAAAAACTATTCATCGTAGATAACTTCTATAATAATCCAGATCAAATTAGAGAGTTTGCTTTAACACAAGTAGAATATCAAGAAGACTTGAGATTCTATAAAGGTCTTCGGTCACTTACTCATTATCATCCTGAAGGTATTAAAGAAGTCTTTGAAAATATTATTGGCGAACGCATTATCAATTTTGGTGAAGGTGTTAATGGTTGTTTTCAAATTACTAGATCACAAGATCCACAAGTATACCATTATGATTTACAAAAATGGGCAGCAATGATATATCTATCACCTGATGCACCGGCAGAGAGTGGTACTAGACTACATAGGTCTAAACTCAATGGTGTTAGACATTCAGGAGATATGAATGCAGAGAAAGCATTTTCTGGTGGTTTCTATGATTCTACAAAATTTGAGGTTGTGGATTCTGCAGGTAACCTGTATAATAGGTTAGTTATTATGGATTCTAGATGTATACATTCAGCAGGTCCGTACTTTGGCCAAGATAAACTTGATGGCAGATTAACACACCTATTCTTTTTTGATTGAGTGATTGAAATGAAAAATTATAAATTTAGTATCTTTACCTGTGAACATGATCCTGGCAATACTCCTTTTTTACTTGAATTATATGATTCAATATGTAAACAGTTATATGGTAATTGGGAATGGGTTATATTAACAAACAATAAATGTACACCAAGTCATTTACCAGAAAGTATTAGAAAAGACTTTAGAGTAAAAATAATTGATACTCGTGAAGAAACAAAAAGTATTGGTAAATTCAAAAAATTGGCCTGTAACAATTCTACGGGTGATATTTTGGTTGAAGTAGATCATGACGATATGATTACCAAAGATTGTTTATTAGAATTAAACAGAGCATATCAAGAAGAAAATGTAGGTTTTGTTTATAGTGATGATGCCATGTACCCAATGGAAGGAGAATGGACACCATATAATGAATCAAATGGATGGTCTCATTACACATACGAGTTCAATGGTAAAACATTATATGCCATGAATAGTTTTTATCCAACCAGTCATGCTTTATCTTATATTTGGTTTTCACCTGACCATGTAAGGTCTTGGAGAAAGTCGGTATATGATGAGATTGGTGGTCATAATGAACAATTGGAAATCTGTGATGATCACGAATTATGTATTAGAACCTATTTAAAAACTAAAATGGTTCGTATACCTAAAGTACTTTATATCTACAGAATTACTGGTGTAAACACCTCAATGAATTCTAGAAATGCTGATATACAGGTTAAAACAAAAGAATTGCATAATCAATATGCTAGATTATTGGCCGAAAAAGATGCCGATGATAGAGGATTATTAAAAGTAGATATTGGCGGTGGTTTAAATCCTTATCCGGGGTATCATACTGTTGATTTAAGAGAAACTGCGGATATACAATATGACTTAAATGATGGTATTCCTTTGAAAGACAATTGTGTAGGAGTATTAAATGCTAGTCATATTATAGAACATCTTCACGATAAGACTAAAATTATGAGTGAGATACATAGGGTTTTGGCTCATGGTGGTTGGGCGTTCATTGATGTGCCTAGTACAGATGGTCGAGGGGCTTTTCAAGACCCTACTCATGTAAGTTACTGGAATGAAAATAGTTTTCTTTACTATACTGATGCAAATTTAGCTAATTTTATTGACAATAAAGACATTAGATTTCAACAATACCGTAAAGAAACTTATTTTCCTAATGACTGGATGAAGAGTATAAATGTCTGTGTTACTACGGTATGGTTGGTGGCTATCAAAGACGGACCTAGATTACCTGGAGAATTGAAGATTTAATAGTATTCCTATGGTATAAATACCCTAGTATCAGAGGTATCCAACCATAGGAATAAAAAATGGCAACAATAACATCTAGACAAGCATTTACTGATTACTGCCTACGAAGATTAGGCGCTCCTGTTATTCAAATTAACGTGGATGATGACCAAGTATCTGATCGGATTGATGACGCTATTCAATACTTTTCTGATTACCATTATGACGGTTCTCAAAAATTTTACTGGATTCATAAAATAACTGGTACAGATATTGCTAACAAATATCTAGATGCTTCTCAGGCTGTAGATAATAATGGTAATCCTATAAATATTTTAGGTGTTACCAGAATATTCCCTATATCCGATTCACAGGCTAGTGTTAATATGTTTGACCTTAGGTATCAACTACGGTTAAACGAACTATACGACTTCACCAGTGCGTCCTACATTAACTACACATTAACTCAACAACACCTTCGTTCACTTGAACAGATGTTCACGGGTGAGGTTCCAATACGTTGGGTTCGTAGTATGAACCGCCTATTCATTGATTGGTCTTGGGGTAGTAATTACGAAATAACAAGCGGTCAAGTAGTAATCTCAGAGTGTTATGGAGCCATTGATCCTAGTTTATACCCTAATTTTTGGGATGATCGTTGGTTGAAAGAGTATGCCACAGCCCTTATTAAGAGGACTTGGGGAGAAAATATGAAGAAATTTGGAGGTATTCAGTTACCTGGTGGATTAATACTGAACGGTAAAGAAACTTTTGAAGAAGCTCTCTTAGATATCCGCAGACTCGAAGACGATATGATTAATAATTATTCTGGACCATTAGAAATGTTCATGAATTAATATATCACAAATGATTCAAAATAGAAAAAAGGTAGGAACCTAAAATCGCCACGAGCCAATATTTTAATAATTATAGAGATGGCAACCTAGCTCAACAGGGTCTTATTGAAGACCTTATTGTAGAGAGCATCAAGATTCAAGGTTTTGATGCCTGGTATTGCCCTAATAATAATAATGCAGCTAGAGACCTTCTATACGGAGAAGATCCACTACGCAAGTTTGAAACTGCTTTTCAACTTGAAATGTATCTCTCTAATTCTACAGAGTATATGGGTGAAAAAGAATTCTTCTCTAAGTTTGGTTTAGAGATTAAGAATAACGTCAACGTAATCGTATCAAAAAGAACTTTTACACAAAGAGTTCCTCAAAATACCTATACAAGACCAAAAGAAGGCGATCTTGTTTATATTCCTTTCCTTAATAGTACTGGTGAGTTGTATGAAATAAAATTTGTTAATCAGAACAAAGATTACTTTATGATGGGTAGAAAAGTACCTTATTTCTACGAGTTAGAGATGGAACAATTCAAATATTCTCAAGAGGTCATCAATACAGGGGTGGCAGATATTGATGTGGTTGTTGCTGATTCTGCCTATACAATACACCTAAATACAGGGTCTGGTACAGGTATATATAATAATCAAGAGCTAGTTTATCAATCACCTGATCTAACATATGCGAACGCGACTGTGGTAGCTACAGTACAATCATGGTTACCACAATCTAGTATTTTATCGGTCACCAACATTGCTGGTGAATTTGTTGATGGTAATATTATTGTAGGGGCTTCAAGTAATGCTCGTTTTACTTTAAGCAACTTTGATCCTTTAAATAACCCAGCAAATAAAGAGGTGTATGATAATGAATATATTGCTAACTCTACTTTATTAATAACAGACTCTTCTGAAATAAATCCTTTCGGTAGCATCTAATGGCTAATGTAACTTACAATAGAATTATAAGAAAACTTGTCGTAGGGTTTGGTAACCTATTTGACAATATTACATTGGTGCGTTATAATCCAGATGCTTCTGAAGCAGAACGGTTTATTGTTCCTATTGCTTATGCGGCTAAAGAGTTATATGTACAGAGGATTGAAGGTGATCCAAATTTAGACAAGAAGATACAAATGACTTTACCTAGAATGTCATTTAATATGGATGGAATTTCTTATGATGCTTCAAGAAAACAGAATACAAATATAAAGAATTTTGTACAGACTACAACAGGTACTGTTTCACAATATAATCCAGTACCATATAACTTTGATTTTTCTTTATATATCTATGTTCGTAATGTAGAAGATGGTACACAGATCATTGAACACATATTACCTTACTTTACACCAGATTATACGATTAAACTTAATTTGATACCAGAAATGGGTATCATCAAAGAAGTTCCTATTGTATTAAACAAGACAGATTATGAAGTTACGTATGAAGGTGATAGAGAAAGTGATCCAAGAATTGTTATATGGACCTTAAACTTTACAGTTAAAGGGTTTATCTTTGGTCAAATAAATAATCCAGCGTTGATAACGACATCCATCACTAATATAATGAACAACACAAATGCAAACGATACGGTAACGTTTAATATGGCCAATACGGGCGTTGGATTATATACGACAGGTGAAGTGGTATATCAAGGTTATTCAGTAAACACATCAACGGCATCCGGTACAGTTGTTCAATTTACAAATAATCAATTGGTGTTATCAAGCATTTTTGGTAATTTTATATCAAACCAATCTATCATTGGTTTAAATTCAAATGCCAATTATGTATTTACTTCGTATAATGTAGAACCTAAAAAGTACGCACAGATCATTCAAACGCCTTCACCAACAGACGCCAATAGTAGTACACTATATACCACCACAACACAGATATTTGAGACATCCAATACAATATCTTCAGTAATCAATACTAATAACTTCTCTGGTGATCTATCTACAGTATTTGGTAAAGATGATTTGTCAACAGAAATAGAAAATTCAATAGACTTAGGATCTTAAAATGCCAAGAACATTACAATTTAAAAGATACGCTAATACTGCTGTTGCAAATACTACAGGAGCTAATGGTGAATTAATTATTGATACAACAAACCATATTGTTACTATACATGATGGCGTAACAAAAGGTGGATGGATTTCTGGCGGCACTGATACAACATCAAGAACTTTAGCTAATGCAGCATTTAATCAAGCAAATACAGCAACAACATTAGCTCAAGGAGCTTTTAATCAAGGTAATACTGAGGCTCAATTTACTTTTGCCAATGCCGCATTTAATCAAGCAAATACAGCAAATGTTTTGGCCCAATCTGGTTATGACTTTGCTAATACTATTAATGTTATATCATCAGGTATTAATACAACTCAAAACACTTGGATCAGTTCTAATGCGGCCTATAGTATTTCGGCTTATGCACAAGCAAATACTGCAGCACAAACAGTTCCACAAAATGCTCAAACAACAAATTATATACTTCAATTGTCTGATGCTGGTAAACATATTTACTACACACAATCATCAAACACAATATTGTATATTCCCACAACATCTAATGTGGCATTTTCTAATGGCACAACGATTATGATTGTTTCTAAAACATCATCAAGCGCTAATGTGACTGTATCACCAAACACCGGAGTATCAATGTTTCTTGCGGGTAACACAACAAGCGCCTCACGAAATGTTACTACATATGGTATGGCTACACTAATTCAAGTTGCAGCAAACACATGGTTTATTAGTGGTACAGGAGTAGTATAATGAGTGATATATAAAATGAATACTTTTGAACAGAGTATGGAAAAAATATTTGATGTGATTCCTTCAGACGAACCAAAAAAAGAATCGCCATTGCCAACACATTATAATAAACCAGATATTGAAGAAGACCTGACTGACGCCTACCAACAATCAAAAGAGAACCTTCAAGGTATCTTAGATCAAGGTAAAGAGGCAATGGAAGAAATACTAAATATAGCCAAAGCTGGCCAGCACCCAAGAGCCTTTGAGGTGTACGCTACACTATTAAAGAATATGACAGAGGCCAATGATAGACTATTAAAGATTCAAAAAGAAATGCGTGATATGGACGGTAAAAATAAACAAGCAAGCACCACTATTGATAAAGCCATATTTGTTGGATCAACTTCAGAGTTATCCAAACTTATCAAAGGAAAGTAAATGTTAAGTTTTCTACAATTTTTAAAAGAAGATGATAACGAAGGTCGTAAAGATGCCAAGTCTAAGACTTTACATGCCTTTGATATGGATGAAACTCTATTTAACCACGATGATTCTAAACTTAAAGTTCATGTGAATGACGAACATGGTAAACGGGTACACTCATTAACCAATCAAGAATATAATAGCCACAAACTAAAACCTGGTCATAAGTACGACTATAGTGAATTTAGGTCTACCCACGTTTTTAAGAAATCGGCTCAACCTAT